TCACTTAACAGAGAAACGTATTCTTACAGAAGAGGAGTACTTACGTGAGTACCAGACAACTTCGTGATTCAGAAATAGCCAGCTATCGAAAGCAACTTGAGGCTAGACAAAAGTATCGTTGCCCTATTTGTGGCGCTGCGATAGCTCATGGCGTAAATGCACTTGACCACTGCCACAAGACAGGACACATACGGGCGACCTTGTGCCGTTCATGTAATGTGTCAGAAGGTAAAGTACTTGCAGGATTGAAATTTAGAACTCCTGTAGGCAACCTAGCCTATAAAGACCCAGTTCAGTGGTTGCGAAACTTAGCTGACTATTGGGAGTATCACCAGAATAATCCTTCGGGAGTTATTCACCCTAGTTTCGATTTAAGTACTGGCAAGCAAAAGCCAGTTAAACGTAAAACTACGGCAAGGCGTACAACTACACGTAGAGTACGTAAGCCATAATTCTAAGGAACAACTATGAACATTTTCACATACTTAGGTTTGCCTGCCGATCACCGCAAACCTGCCAAAGTTACTCAATTAGTTAAACACTTTGATGAAGTAACTGAGAAGAACAAAGTAGGCAAAAAGTACGGTATCCAAATCAAAGAAGATGGCGTATGTGCTATCACTGTAATCCATGAAGGCAAAGTAGAAATCTTTAGCCGCACTGGTAAACCTTTCACCAATACCGAAATACTCAAAGCAGATATTACAAATAGAGGCTTTCGTGATGGTGTGTACTTTGGAGAAATGGTGCAAAGCCATGTAAGCCTTGAAGTACTTTCAGGTAAAGTTAATCCTAACCGAACTCAGCCACTTGATGAAGAAGGTATGAATATTGTACGTAACCTATGTATGCGTTTCTTTGACTTAATCAGTATTGAGTCGTTTATTGAAGGTGCAAGCCAAACTGTGTACCTTAAACGATACAAGAACTTAGTCGAGCGTATAAATAAAGGTGGTGCTATTTTCGGCAACACTCGTAATAGCCCAGTCAGTGTAATCGCCCTAAAGTTAGTTGATGACGAACATACTATTGACTCATACCATGAGCGAGCAGTGAAGTTTGGCGAAGAAGGTATTGTCATTTGTGACTTAGCTGCTAGTTGGGAAGCTGGACATAAAGGCTACCGTAAGATGAAGAAAGTTCGTGGTTGTGACTATGACTTGTTATGTGTCGGCTATGAAGAAGGCAAAGGCAAGTACACAGGACTGATTGCCAATCTACTATTTAAGTGGAAAGGTGGAGAAACTATTAAGTGTATGCTTGGTAAAGGCTGGACTCACCAGAACGCCAAAGACATGTTTGAAGCTGCGGAAGCTGCCAAGCAAGGGCATACTATTAAAGGTATCCAGTACTCAAATCCTGTTGGTAATATCTTTCAAGTGTATGCACTTGAGGAATCTAGCAAAGGCAAATTACGCCTACCTAAAGTGGGTGAGCAACGATTTGATAAGGTGAATCCTGATGTCAAATGATCTTAATGAAAACATGGTCGTTTGTTCTGATGTGGTAAAGGAAGAAACTATGAAACATCTTCCGATGGCTACAGTAAGATCAAGAGTCCTTGATGAAAACTACGCATACCCACTTGAGATTATAATTAGTGTTGACGCATTGAAAGAAGGCAAAGAGATAGTAATAAGCAGACACTTTAACCTAAGTGGCAAGTTTGTAACATTAGCTAAACATAAAGCCAAAGAAGCCTGCCTACAACTTAAAGCGTATATTGCGAGTAAAGAATATGTCGTCATTTCCTGACCAACCTAAAGAGTTGGATAATGAGATCATAGTGCTATCTGCTGACCATGAAGCGATAGCTCAAGCAATGGTCGAGTATCGGGGCGACTTAGCAAAAGCTAGTCGTTCTGGTAATGTTCACTTAAATGCTATGGCCTTAAGAGCCGAAGTAAAGAACAACCCAGATATACGTAGACGTTACCATAAGCTGCTTGCAGAGGAGCTACAAGAGAAAGGTTTGCACATTGCAGAACGTATCTTAAAGTTGGCTGACTTGCAAGAGAAAGCTATGGGACATACTACTATTATCAAAAACATGGATGGAGAAGATGAAGAATTCGATGTGCCAGCAGACCCTAAGATGGTCATTGAGTTGTCGAAGGAAATATCAAGACTGATTGCCGAGGGTAAAGGTCAGAATGTCTCCAGCAAAACAGCAGTGATTCTTGCTAGTAAAGAAGATGCTAAAGAGTTATTGCAGTCGTTCTTAGATTCGTAGGAGTTAGGCATGAGTTACATTAGCCAGCTTGACCAACACGAAGTAGATGTAATGAGAGAACACTTAGAAGGAAACTTTGAAGCGTTCTCATATTTCTGTTTTAAGATTATGACAGGGAACAAGCTACTTCACGTAGACTACTATGTAATCCTATTTGCCACTATTCAAAGATTGATTGACCAAGAAAGTAATCGTATGATTATTAATATTCCACCTAGAGCTGGTAAGACACTTTTAATTAGTGTGTTCTTGCCTTTGTTCGCTTGGGTGAGAAATCCATCTAGTCAAACAATCTTGACAGGCTTTAACTCAGATGTACTAGCCGAGTGCTCTGGTTATATCAGAACTATTATGAGTGACCCAGACTTCCAAAGAGTCTTTCCTGACGTAGTTATCGACAACAACAAGAAGTCGGTAGAACGTCTGGGTACAATGAGTGCAGGTGTACTCCATGCCATTCCCACTACTGGTAAGATGACTGGTAAGGGTGCTGGCGCATTAGTTGAAGGTTTCGCAGGTTTAATGTCTATTGATGATGTTATCAAACCTGATGATGCAAACTCGCCAACGGAGCGAGATAAAATCAACAATAGATTTAGTAATACATTACTAAGTCGTTTGAATGTTGAATCAACTCCTTTAGTCATTATTATGCAACGGCTACATGCTGATGACTTATGTGGTTACTTGATGAAAGGTGGAAGTCATGATATTTATGAATGGCTCAACATACCAGGAATTATCACAAAGGAGACTGGTTCAAAAGAATGGTATCAACAGCAGATAGAAGAGTTTGGTTATTCACATGTTAAACCTATCCTCTACTCATTAGCTGACAGCAAAGATAGAGAGTGGGAGGAACGAGAGTTTGAAGGCAAGAAACAACTCATTTCTTCATTTTGGTCTATTCGTAAGACTGTTGATACCTTGATGGGACTGTGTAGTAAAGATGCTTATACTTTCTACTCACAGTACCAAGGAAAGCCAGTAAGTAAAGGTAGATCGGCATTACAAGCTGATCACCTTACCTACTATGGTGAGTACAACCACAAAGATATTCGCTATACTTTTATGACAGGAGATACGGCATCTACCAAGCAAACATACTCAGACCCTTCTGTAATATGTTGGTGGGCAGTTACCAAGTCGAATCAATTAATGCTGCTAGATTGTATGATAGGCAAATGGGAAGTACCTGAGCTTATTGTTGCAGTAAGAGATTTCTGGAAGAAGTATAAAGTGTTCAATCGTGCTCAACCAACTATGAGTCCAAGAGCTATGTACTTGGAGGATAAGTCGAGCGGATTGTTTCTTAACCAGCAATTTATCAAAGATGGTTCAGTGAGTGTGAAGCCAGTACCTAGAGATGGTACTGCTGCTAACGACAAGTTTAGTAGATTCTTAAACACTATTCCTTACTTTGAAGCAGGCAGAATATTGCTTCCAAGAAATCATGAGCATAGAGAATATATCGTGAGGGAACTTCTAGGACAGAGTGAGTTCGGTTCAGCAACAGGTCACGACGATGTTGCAGATAATGTATCTGATGCAGTAGCAGTAGCTTTTGCTCAGCAACAAATGACTTACGAATCTTGGTCGTAACCTTGTATCAGTTTTGTGCGTAAGCACAGAGCCGCCTTAGCCATAACAGGCTAGGGTGTAACACTAAAGGAGTACGACATGACTTGCACAGCAATTCCAGTTTATGACTTTGCCTTAATAAAGGGTGACGATCATACAAAGAAATTTCAGTGTAAAGATGGAGATAATCCAACCGACCTAACTGGATACACTATCCAGCTTGAGTCAGAAGAAGATAGCTTAGATAAGGAAGCCACTATCACTAATGCAGCAGAAGGTAAGTTTGAGTTTACTTTTGTGCCTGCTGATACTGAAACACTCACAAGTAAAAGAGTGAGGTACAAAGTGGTTTTCTACCCTACAGGGCTTAGTGGAGTAAAGAACACTGAGTTTTGGGGTTCAATCAATATTCACACTAAGGGTATTGTATGACAGTCTATGTAATTGAGGAGTACTCAGAAGTTAGTGAAGTTGTAGTAGAAGGAGAGCCTTTAGTAGTCATCCAAAATAAAGGTGAATATTTAAGGGCTTTAAAGATGAAGGACAACTTATGACACAAAGAAGAGAAAGTTGGTTGAAGACTAATCTTGTAGGTATAGTGTTAGGATGTATGGGCTTGATAGGTTCTTTTATAACTATTAAAGCAAACATTCAAACCATGTCTGATGATATTACACATCTTAACACGTATAAAGATAGAGTTCAGAAACTTGAACGAGACTTTATACAGGTCGAAGCAGACCAAGATGCCAGTAGACAATATTGGACTAGGTTTGAAGCTCTCGCAAAATCTAATACAGATGCACTAAACAATAACAGTGTTATAATGTCTGGAATTAAGGTACAACTAGATGACCACGCTAGGCGTATTGAAAAGCTAGAAGATAATTAACCATAACCTAGTAGGACTTTTATGAATAATGAAAACGGAACAGTTATCGTAGATGATAACCCTAACCCTAAATCATTGTTTGATGGTCTGTCTAACCTTGCTACAGGTTTAGGTGGTGTAAAAGACAAGTCTACTCATAATCAGTGGAGCCACTCAGGACGTAATTTCGATCACGTTGAATTGAGTGCAAGATACCGAGAAGATTGGCTTAGTCAAAAAGTAGTACAAATTATCCCACAAGACCTTACTCGTGAGTGGAGACACTTTAATAACAAGCAAGCGCAAGAAGCTGACAAGTTGTTTGAAGTATCTAAACTATGCAGAGAGGCACATAAGTGGGGTAGACTATATGGTACGTCCTTTATAGTCTTAGATATTGATGATGGTAGAACAACTGACAAACCTGTAAACTGGAAGAACCTTAAAGAAGGTTGCTTACGGTCAATGCACGTTGTTGACAGAACTCGTATTGTTGCTATGGGTGAAATAGACCAAAGGCCAATGAGTACAACTTTTGGAATGCCAGATCATTATCAATTTGTAGCTACACCAACACCTATCCACAAAGATAGACTTATTCGTTTTGAAGGTACTGAGTTGCCTATCTACGAACGTCAAAGAAACATGTGGTATAGTGATAGCGTACTGATTCCCTTAACCAAACAGATTGATAACTTCCACACTACCTCTTATGCGGCAGCACAGATGGTACAGGAAGCTAATACAGATGTTATCCGAGTCCCTGGCCTTGGTGACATTTTACAAAATGATGATGGCACAGCAGCAATGTTATCTCGTTTTACTGATTGGAAAAGTATTAAGTCAGTATTTGGTGTCTCTTTATTAGACCAAGATGAAGAGTATGACCAGAAGAAGATTCAACTCTCTGGAGTTAAGGATTTGATTTGGGAATACCTCAAAATGGTTTCTGCCTCAGTATCAATACCAGCTACCAGATTTCTCTCAGCTTCACCTGATGGAATGAATGCAACTGGTGAATCAGATCTAGTGAACTATATTGAAACCTTACAAGGGTTACACAAAGATATATATGACCCTAGGCTTAAAGTAGTTGATACACTACTAGCTGCACACTTTGGAATGAACGTTGAAGACTTTGATTATAGTTGGAACTGTATCTTCCCTGAGTCAGCAGCACAGAAAGCTGTCAGACTTAAAGATCATGATGAACGTATTTGCCGTTTGGTAGAAACAGGAATCTTATCAAGAGAGTCTGCGCTTAAACAAGTCAAAGCAAACAGTGACATTCATGAAGATGCTGCTGTAGGTGATGACCCAAGTAAACAAAATGGAGATAGTAATGTCCAAAAGACATAACGTAATGCTATTTGATTCTGCCAATCCAACTTTAACGACGGCAGGAGTAAACCTAGTAGATCGAATTGGTATGCCCACTAAGCGACAGATCAACGATCAAGGTCAAATGATTGTTCCATGTACTTTTGCTCGTACCGGTACGCAACTATATTCAGCAGGACAGCTTGGGTTGCAAGACCGAGCACCTAACGAAATCGTAGAAGTGCATCGTGAAGAAGCAGACGTATTTGACGATCAATCAATGCAGACTTTTCGTAGCGCACCAGTAACCATTGGCCACCCTGTCAATGACAAGGGCGAACAAGTTGCGGTCACTGCCAAAAACTCTAAGGAGTTGCAAGTAGGTATGCTTGAGGGTATGCCAGTGCGTGATGAAGATGGCTTAGGTGGTACATTGGTACTAACTGCACAAAATGCCATTGATACGGTAGAAGAAGGTACAGTAGAACTGTCTGCTGGTTACACTTGTGAT